CTTCGAATTACCCAACGAAATATAGATATACATCAAACAATATTGCACCTGGCTGGATTGATTTCGATAGTTTCTTCGTTATGTATTTTACTCCCTCGTCTGACAACACAGCTATAAGCTGGAAGTGTAGATGGCATGGTGGTATATCTTACATGGGTGTCAATGTTTATATCCAAGACAGCGAGAATGGTGGTAGGACTAATGAAGTACCTAACTATGGTTGGTCGTCTGGTTGCACTGGTAGCCCAGAGTTCTGGTGGAACAGTTGGGGTAAAGATAGACTAGCTAGAATTGATTTTAGAATACACAATACATCTCACAACAATCCCGAAGTACCTGACGGAGATATGTGGGTCAATGTTCCTATGATGATTATGGAAGAATGGGAGAACGGAAACCCTAATGGTCCTCAAGTAGAATATTGGTCAGGTGCTAGAGATATAGGTGGTGGTATGTCAGGTGTTAATAAACCACAACCACATCTTCATAACAATTATCTATCAGATGGTACTCACTATGCTCACGATCCAGCTAGATGGGACGGTGGATATGTTTATCAGCAGGGTCAAGGTCCACAATTCACAGACGAAGAGATTAAAAGAATGGCTAACAATGAGGAAAGTGAATAGTTATGTTAAACGATCCAACAATATTGTGGAATACTATACTAACTATTATATGTGTTCCTTTTCTATGGTGGATTCGTGGAATCAATAGAGACATTAGTCATAATCAAGAAGAAATATATAAGGTAAGAGAGATATTGGCTAGAGAATATGCTAGTAAAAGAGACGTACGTAATAGTATGGACGACTTTTCTAAACGATTTGATAAACTAGAAGAGAAGTTAGATACACTTATTCTTAATTCAACAACTAAAACTAACAACATAAGATAAATAAAAAAGGAGAACGACATGGTAATGCGAGCAACTTACAGAAAAAGCAAGAGAGCTAAAGCTGTTGGTAATAGAACAAAACCTGGTGCTAGTTCTTTGTTAGCTCAATCGAATAATGTTTATTCGAGAAGCACAGCAAAGCTATCTAGACGTAAGTCCCTATCGAGAGTGTAAGACGATAGCTAATAGCACAGACGTAAAGGTTTGTGTCCAATGTGGTAAAGTACAACCACTTAAAGATTACCATTACGAAGAACGTAAGGGACGCAAGTCTAGTTATTCTTATTACAGGAATAGATGCAGAAAATGTATCCATGTGATTAGAAGAGAACGATACACTGCTAGTCCTCAAAGTTTTTTGAGGCGTAGTTGGGTTCAACTAAGGTCTGCTAGAAAGCGACAAGGACATACAGTCTTTATGTCGTTTGAGGATATCCTTACCATCTTCCGAAAACAAAAAGGTAAGTGTGCATTAACAGGACTGTTGATGACAAACAATTTGGTAGATGGTAACACTAGTTGGTCAGACAATCAGACCAACATTAGTATAGATAGGAAGGATAACTCTAAAGGGTATGAGAAAAACAATATCCAACTCGTTTGTAAGAGAGTTAATATTGCCAAGCATACCTTAAACAATAAGGAGTTCATAACGTGGTGCCAAAGAGTTACAACAAATCAATCGAGAGCGTCATAAAAGGATTGTGTGATCCCTTACAAGTTCCTGTACCTGTTATAGAAATAGCACCTCAATCCGTACTCGTTCATTTCCCTTGTAAACTACCCGACAAACTCATCTGGTCTGGTATGCAACTAACCTCAGAGGAAGCAAGTTACTTTGGTTTCAAACTTCTGCAAGCCGCAGAAGAGTCGACCGAAACTAAACCTGATGGGTAGGTTTCGCAAATATCTCTGCTTTTTTATTTGGTTTTATTTAGCATGGTGTATACTATGGTGGATATCTAGTTGTGCGACATCAGTTACAGACACACCCATAAAAGTCACCACTACCATCATTCATTATGTGTGCGTTGATAGATTCAGAATAGGTTGTCAACTTTAATCTAAGTATATCACATAGATCAAAGCAATCTATTAAAACTTTATTCACTAATGACATTCCCTCCATCATCTCTTTGGTTACGGGTACTAGATGGTAGAGACCATCATATAGAATTATTAAGCTCATTTATAAACTCCTTTTCTCGGTTGGCAAAACACATTTTGACTTACGCTGCGTAAATGTCCCCCAAATTTTTTTAAAAATTTTGAAAACTAAGACGAAATTAATCAGCATTTTCCTTGCCGAAGTTTGCGTCTCCTCCCCAAAGATAGTGGACAATATAAAATCCTGTACCCTCAGACGAAATAGCTTTGTAAGGTAGTTCAGTATCACGAAAGTAATGGTCAATCAGTTCAACCTCATCATGTCCACCACTCCGATTGAATGTATCTGTGCCATACATATCATGTTGGATTCCCTCTCTCGTCTTGTCCTTTGGATCGTAGTTTTTTATATACCACTTCCTGAAATGTATTGAACATATCAAATCTTTCATGCCCTCTATGTACCCATAATGTTTTATGGGTATGCTTATGTCTACGATATGTTCTATCTCTCTCGCTAGTCTAAATGTTTTACCACTTGCTAGGTTAATCTTCGTTTTCTTTGCTCGTCTTTGGTACTTGTTCATGGCTCTCCTTTATTATAAATTTAATTATGCTTGTGCGTGGATCAACTTCGGCACTCCTACATGATGATATTAGACATAGGAATGTTATAAGTAGAGCAATTCTCATTTGGTATATTGATAGAATTTTTCACAAATCATATTGCTTAACTTCTTTTTCTTTAGCACATGACAATAGGCAGTTATTTGTCCTACATCATACGCTATATCAGAACTTTTCTCCATGCTCTCGTGATCTCTTAGCAAATCCTTTATTAAACTCGCTAAGTTCTTTCTTAACTCTACCTCGCTTGGTGTATTGTTCTCATGCTTTCTAAACCACCTACTAAAAACTCTAAGCAAAGCCTCAAACTCTTGCTTAGGTGTAAGTTCTGCGAAACTCCAATCAACTTTAGTATTGGTGTCAATAGTTTCTAGTATTCTGTCCTTTAGTTCCTTTAGTTTCATTGTTCCTCTCTCTCTTTAGTTCAGTTATTCTCCACATAACTGTCTTGCTTGGTTCGTACTCAATAATAATCTTCGTCTGTCCCTCAGCATAGCCAACTACCTTTCCTTTAAGTTCAGGAAATCTTTTCACATATACCTTGTCGCCTAGTACAAACAATTACTACTCCTATTTACCTACTAATTTAAGCCACCAACTAGGTAGCTTTCTGCCCTCTCCCCATGTAGCAAATTTACTTTTCGCTACCTTATAATAATTCCTATGAGCATTAACAACTTGTGTATTGTTGCGAGGATCAACGCCCTTTCTTATATGGGAATACTCTCTACCGAAACACATGGGTGGTGGTTTCATATCGTGTTCAAACGAATACTTCCCATTAATCTTTTTACTTAATATTTTATATGGCATACACAGTAACCCATTGTGTAGCTTATTAGATGAGTGTGTCTTTTTATATTTTCTTGAATAAATTATTTGTAGTTCTTCCCACATAGTAAATACATAGGTGTATGCTAATGCACTACTACTACACCACTTAACTGTTGGGTGTTTTATGTGAGTAGGTTTATATAACTTAAACTCTATGGCTCTATCAATATCGTCAGGGTGGCTACTCGTCCAATGTCCTACTGATAACATTTGTGCGTACTCTAAAATCATTTTCCTTACATGGGAATCACAATGATAGTGAGCAGATTTTCTAGGGTTCATGTCTAGGTAGAATATGTTCACTCGCAACTCCTTTCTCTTTCCATGTAATAGTAACCTTACCACCAAGAACTTCTACTAATGCTATGAAGTTTCCTAGTAATGGTTCACACCTACGCCAAGATCGTACCGAACTTTCGCTAAGTCCTGCACGCTTACAAGCACTCTTAATTGTGGTGTTGTTTTCTTTTGCTTGCTTAAAGATTTGTTCTACTAATCTCTTTCGCATTGTGTACTACTTCTTGAACAAAGATTTAAGAAACTTCTGATCTTTGTCTTGTTTAATGTATTCAATTAATAAATCCATAACCTTACCTCGTGAGAAGTTATGCAAGTGTTTTATACTTGAAATATAATTATAACTCGCTTGGTTAATTGATATTGATTTAGCACTAAATGTAACACTCTTAGCACTACCATTTGGTAGCGAAGATGTTGTTCGTCTTGGGTCCTTCACCCACTTCACCTGACCTTCGGACAATCCAAAGTGTGTGGCTATATCTTTTATTCCCACTCCAACCTCTAACCATGACTTGATTTCAGATGTTGTGGTTTCAGGTATCTCTTTGAGATTACCATTGGCTTGTCGTAAAGCATTTTCTAGGTCTATCTGACCTTGTGTCTTACGATTACGTTTGATAGTCGTTTCTAATTGCATAATAGTTACCTTATTAGTTAGTGTTATTGTTGTATCATATATCGTACAGATAGTCAATGACGATCTATGACATTATTTTAGTGAGGTTTGCTTTAACTCTTGGCTCAATCCAACCTCTATACCTCATTGTTTGTGAGATATCTTTATGACCGAGCAGTAGTTGTATGTCTCCTACATCACAACCAGCACGAGCAGACAACCACGCAAATGTGTGTCTTAAATCGTGTACTCTTATATGTCTATGCACTCCTATTGATTTCAAAGTTTCTCTTAAATATTTATTAAGAACTAAACTTGTTACATGAGTGCAAACCTTTTCTTCTTTTCCTATCTTACTATTAAGCACATCATACAATGGCTTATAAGTAATTGGGATAAGTCTTGTCCTCGTCTTGCCGACTGACCTGCCTTTTGGAATTTTGATTTCTAAATTACTGCCGTCAAAATCCTTATGCTCAACGAGCAAGCCTTCTCCAAGACGAACACCTGTTGTGATAAGTAACATCAGTATGTTCGCATACTGTGACTTATTTGTCACACTAAGCAAAGCAAATGCTTCTTTCTCAGACAAGTGTTCGTCTCGTGCGTCATCAATATTGGGATTCGGTAGTCTACTTAACTCCATATTGTGTATCTTATTACAGTTGTTGATAATAGCATTGATAACTGCGACATATCTTCTCTTGGAATTTGGAGCTACAGCGCCCCAGCTATCCAAGACGAAGCGTTGCAATCTTGATAATGACAAGGACTTAATGCTTTGCTTCCCCAATTCAGCTACCAACTCAGCGATTACTCTCAGTTCAGTCGTACTACATCTGCTTGTAGGGTTATGAGAATAATCTTTACACGCTTGTGATACTGTAACATTACTACTATTAGGATAAACTCCCTCTAGTATATCTTTCTCTAACTGTACTCGTTGTTTTTCTGCCTGTTCTTTCATGTGTAGGGGCAACCTTGTTGTAGTTCTTATCCTTTTACCCAACAAAGTTCCCTCTATATGTAGTGTACTATTCCTTTTCTTTATCTTTAGTGGCATTGAAACCCCCCTTTTTTTCTATCTCGTCTATGTAATCCTGAATAACTCTTGCGACTTCATCAGGTGGGTTGGACAAAGATACTAGCTTACCATTGTTTAGTCTGCATAGTATCGTCCAAGACCTAGCTGTTATATCTCTTATACCCATTAGACTACTTCTTTCTTAGCGTCAGGAACCTTACGAGATTTACACTCATTAATTATATTAGAGTACATACCCTCGTCTGTTCCATACAGGTTAGAGAAATGTTTGATCTCTCCCTCGCCACCATTAGGATATTCATATCCATAATGTTTATTACTTGTTACTTCGCCCATGAATAGTCCTGCGTTAGGAATACTAATCATTACAAGTGTGCCATTAGGGTGTTTAGATAGGTCAAATACATTTGCCCAATTCCCTTTGATCGCATAACCTGTTGGCTTCGCTCCATAGTCAATGGATTCTATTACCTTACCCCACCTCTTAGATTTCTTAATGGGTTTTCCATTACCTATCGTCTTGCTCTTTGACGTAGCATTCACCTTTACAGGGGATAGTTGGTATGGTTCGCCCATTATTCTTGAATAAGCGTCCACAACAACAGTTGCTACCTCACGTACTACCTTAGTATCTGCTCCACCAAGTAGTCCTTTTATAACTATACTTACATTCGCCATAAGTAGTTTCTCCTTTATGTTTTCCATTATGGTTTCACCCATAATCGTTATGTTATTGGCACTTGTCTTTACCAAAAGGTCTGCCAATTTAACCTTTCGTCTTACCTCAGCAAGCGTCTTTCCTCTAATCATTTCTGTCAACTACTATCTTATTGTAATTTCCATTGTGATTATGTGTTGTTTCTTTGATTATAAAATCTTCAATCAAATCGCCCATGATTTTATGTGCATGGCTCGTCTTATACACAAAGCCTGCGTGTTCAACCAAGTCTCCGAAGTTAGTCTTTAGTAAATCAACTATCTTACTCATGTCCTTTGGCTCAATAGAACACTCCCCCTCTTGTACTTTATAGTTGTTCTTTAACTCCTCTAACTTTTCAGCTACACTATCCTTACTCCATTGATTGTGTGTGCCTGTCGTAACAGTCGTGTACTGATCTGAGTTGTCAGGCTCTAATGAAGCAAACTTTTCTTCAAGGTTGACATGAACAAGTTGATCTGTTTGCTTCGTCTTAGCCGTGCTGACACAGCCAGGCAACTCATCATCAAGTTCATCTTCTAACAATGACATCTGTTGCTCATCTATCATTGGTCTTTGTTCTTTTGCCATGTAGTCTTTCTCCTCTTGGCTTAGAGGTAGTCCACTACCATGACAATCATCACAGTCTACTCTACTATCCACATTATCTGTATCACTCAGATTCACATAGCCTTTCCCCTCACAAACTTCACATTGATTGTCATTAATTGTAGTTTGTTTCGGAGTATCTTCTTTCTTCGTCTCAACGATACCGAGTTTAGCTAGTTCGCTACTCGCTACCTTTTTATTGTAATCATCACTCATGTTTTACTCCTTAGTAATGTTAATGATTTATACATAAAACCCTACAATAGTTTCTGCTCTACATATAATGTTCTCCTCTAGTCGTTGGAGTTCTATACAATCATCTGGTAAAAACTTGACCGATAAAACTCCCTCGATTTCGTATGAGGGTGGTTGATCCATTAGCGTAAAGGGTACTTTACTTACCACGCTACACGCAAACTCGGGATCACTTTGCGTAGACTTGATGATATGTTCTTCAAGTCTTTGTACTAAACTATCTTTGCTAATCAATTTACTTTTTAATTCATTGACTAACTCAGTAGTATTTATGTTTGCTTTTGTATTGTCCATTGATTGATACCTCCTCTATAATTGATTGGACTTTAGTTAGATCAAACTTTCTAACTCCTCTCTTTCTTACTTTGAGTGCAACTTGTTTCCAAAAATCCACACTCTTCCTGGGTGCAAGACGAAACCAAACTGCTGGTACGATTGGTATATTACTTCGTGCCATTTGATTCCCCCTTTAATAAATCTGAGTTGTCAATATGAAACCTTTGTCCTAGTATCATCTTGGCTACCTGATCTAATACGTGCTTAGATAGGTCGTCTATCTCATTAACAACTACCCACCTTTCAAAGAACTGTTTAACTGAATCGCAATTTATACCAAGACCAATCGTCTTAATCCCATCTCGGTTTAATTTAACTACTGCTCGTCTAGTTATTTCGTTCTGATCTCCTGCTCCATGCCACGCAGGATATCCGTCTGCGATAAGCATGAGTATCTTATTTGTTTCTCTCCTTTTCATTAGTCGTTCGCCAGCATACAACAAAGCGTCAGCGTCAGCGTTACAACTATGACTAGCGTTAGGTATGAATCCCATTAGATGTTTGCATTGGTTTAATGGTTTATCAAATGGTTTAAAGACAGGCATATAGAGTGCCTCCTCTCTCTCCCACCTATTCTCCTCAACGGGTTCACTATAACCCTCTTTATCTGTCTCATACTTTGTCTTTTGGTTAGTAAGTAATGACCTACTACCTTGTGTTAGTCTAAGTGTTGTATGACCTAACACTTCATAAGGAACTCCACCTGCTGATAAGCACTCAGATAAAGCAATCGCACTATGACCTGCGAGTACCATAGGTTGCCCACTCATAGAGCCACTACAATCAACGAGTAAAGAAACAGCAGTATCTATTGCGTCTCCCTCAGTTCTCTTTCGTCTTATGTTTGATCCACCCATAAATAACTCAGCAGATTTCTTTCTTATGTTTAACTTACCTACTCGTGAAGTTTCATAGTCGGCTTCTGTTTTAGTTATCAATGCTTTCTCTAGTTTTCTACGCATAGTTCCTAACTTAGAACCTAAACTATCTCTTGCTCTCTTATATTCAGAACGATAAAAGTCAGGCTCTTTAAGTGCTTCTTCAGGTTCCTCAATACTATCATCATCATAAGTAAAGGCTCCCTTGTTCTTATTATATTTCCCCTTGCTTTGCTTTGGTGTGAAATGTTTTAGCACTTGGTTTAACTCAGGATCGAATGGCGTAGGCTCAGGTCGTTGAAGTATATCTCCTTTTTCAGGAGACATCTGACTTCCATGTCCTCTCGCTTCAGATTTATCTTGACCTGACATCATGCTAGATTTCTTTTCGTCTTGCTTTCCAGCGTCAGCTCCAGAGCTTGCGTTAGCCTCGCCCTTCTTACCTTTTCCTTTCGTCTTGCTCCCCGTATCCCCTGCCATGTGAGGCACAGCTATCTCCTCAACAGGTGGTGGTGGTATATCTTTAGCTAATTCATTAGCAACTTTCTCAGCTAGTTCCATACCAAATCTACTACCATTATGTGCTAGTGCTTGGTCTACTTGACCTACTCCTTGTACTCCATGAGGTAGTCCGAGAGTAGCAGAAGCTATCAGTTCTGCCCTCTTTTTAATATCATCTGACAAGTTATCAAATGCTTGCTTAATCACAGGACTTGGATAGCCTAACTTCATACGACCTATCCATGTAACTGCGACAGGTAATACTTTCCAAGGGTCTTTACACATCTTAGGTTCTTCTTCTGCTATCTTTTTAAACTCTTTACACACTTGCTCGGCAGTCTTATCAATCGACTTAGAGATACCTGCGTATAAAGATTGACCACCATGTTCTATTCTTACATCTTCTATTGCTTGCCCCATGTGAACAGTAAATGGTCTACTTGTGTTCATCATCTTTTTCATCCAGGTTTGCCCATGTTTGAAGTCAGTTAATAGTTTATGCAAACTCTCATGGTTGGCATAACCTCTACCGACATTGACCTCTCTATGTGTCATCATGCGTTCAGGATTAACTTGGGGTAAGATAACTCTATTCCCATCAGTACACGCCATTTCGCCAGCGAAAGAAACAGAAGTATCAAAGTCCGTACTAATCGTACGAACAGCCGTCTTGGTTGCTTCCTGAAATTCCCTTGCAGTAATGTAAGGTCTATCTAAATCAGGATCGTCAGGTGGGAGATAAAATATTTCATCATCAGCCATAATTGTTCTCCTTTATTTAATGTTAAATTTAGTATTAGCAAACACTCTATCTGCTAACTCCACTATCCTTTGTTTGTTATCCAAAGGACATCTATTCAATACCGATAACTGAACTGCGAACTCAGTTGCTTGTACCTTAGTAGTAAGCACAGTAGAGAAATGTTGATACAACATACACATATTCATTGTATCTCTTGGCGATACAGGAACAGATGTCTCTCCATTTTCAAATGCTTTTCTACATAGCTTGGCAAACTGTACGCATGGTTCCAAGAAATCTTTTGGAACTAATGGGTATTGTTTCTTTAGCATAGCTAACTCCTCAATAGTTTCCATGTAATCAACTTCAATATACATAGAAAATCTATTCAGTAAGGCTCCATTAAGAGGTCGTACACCAGCATAAACTCCATGCTCGTCTCCTTGTCCTCTTGAATTGGCAGTCGCTACGAATCTAAACAAAGGGTGTGGCTTAATTAATCTTCCACTATCCTCAGTTAGTAATAGTCCGTTCCCCTCAGTTGCTCTTTGAAGAACAAATAATAGGTCAGGTTTTGCGGCATCGATTTCGTCTAAGACGAGGAAGCATGGTTGTACCATAGCTTTCGGTAAGATACCCTCCTCAAACTTAGTAACTGTCGTTCCCTCTTTAGTAACCAAAGTCGTTTGCCCTGTAAGGTCAGCCCTTTCTAAATTACTATCAAGGTTTAATGGGAACACAGGAAATCCTATTCGTGCGGCTATCTGTGCAGGCAAGGTCGTCTTACCTACTCCTGTGTGTCCATGACACCAGATGTTTAGACGTAAGACGAAAGCAGTTAAGAAACTAATCAAATGACTTGCTCTAAACTGATAGTTCTCGTCTATACGTGGAGTGTAAGGGTGTGTTACTACCTTTCCCTTATCATCTGTCCACTCTAATGTAGGTATGTTGAAGTTAAGTTGTGCTATCTTCTTACCTGTTCGTGGGTTAGTGAAGATATCACTAGCTTTCTTATCAACTACCTTATATTTAAGAGTACCCATATCAGTCGTCTTGACATCTCCCGTAGGATTTATAGGTACTGACGTTGCTCTTGTTCTTAACACATTTACTTCATCAAGTAAGTCCTTACTCTTTGTTTGTAAATCTGCATGGTCTAACAGTAGTTTGTTGATGTCTTTAATCTGCCCACCACTACTGTTCTTTAGGATTGGGTTGATTGCTTCTGTCCATTGTTGTTCAATAACTATGGGCTTAACTTCATGGTCTTTAGTTTCGTCTTGCTTATGACTGGTAGATGTCGGCATGACGCTTGTCGCATAGTCATCATGAGCAGTAGATAACTTCTCAATGTTTTCTTCATTACATTGGTCGCCCATTGTTTGTAACTCTACGCAAGAGTTTAGACTTTCTCTATTCTTAGCATTGAGTTTCTCTTTATCTGCGACTATCTGTTTCGCTTGCTCTATATGTTGTAGTATAGTTTGTACTTTCCCACCCAAGCCGACATCTAAATCGTCTTGTGCTAGTTTCCTTGCTACTGCTACAACCTTTTCTGAGGTTTCTTGGACATTAAATCCGTCCATAGTTTTCGCCTTTCCTGATATTTTAATATCATCTACACCCTCAACCTTTACTGATTCTTCAGGTGTAATTGTGGTTGTTAGTTTATATGTGTATTTCAGCATGGATTTAGGATAAGCAAACAATTTCTTGTTTCCTCTACCGACCACATTATCGGTATCATCTTCAACTGCTTTACTTAATTCAGTTACAACTTTCTTAATTACATTATTAAGATCGCTTTGTGTAGCTGTATCAAAGTATATCCGATAAACTATACTCGCAAGCAAGTCAGGATTCATACGATCTAACGCACTATCTAAACTATACTTACTAGCTTTACCGAAGTTTCTTTGTAGGGAATAATCTGTGTGATTAGACAAGATTTGTCCTACCATACTCTTTGTAAGATTACGTTTGTCATCAGCAAGTAATGTTGAATAATGTTTTACTGCTTTAACGCAATCAATGAGTAATGTATTGCTCATGGGCATACTCCTTTTAGGTTAATGTTAATGTTAAGGGTTAAAACTTACCCACTTCTAAGGTCTTAGTGTTCCTTTCATACGAAGCAACTCACATATACTTAACGCAAGTTCTTTCGCTGATTGGTCGGAAGATTTATTATTTAATTCTTCCTCTACTATACGCCTGACATTATCGAGTGCCTTAGTTTCTCGCATAGTTATTTCAAGCATAGTAGTTTTGTCGGCTAGACTTTTCCAATGATAAAGTCGTTTCAATAAATCATTGAAAGTTCCAGCGTAATCTATTTTATGTAACGCATTGGGACCGAACCCATGTTCCATTAATAGTTCTAAGAAATCATGTAACTGTTCGTTGTCATGAGATACGCATAGTCTATTTCTTCTTTCTAAACTCATACAGTTATAACTTTTTCCTCTTTCTTTTCTTCGTCTTGGACCTGTCCAGGAACGGTAGATGTTACTGCTTCATTTTCTTTTTGATTACTTTCCTCAACAAAAGGATAAGGTATTTCCATTAGTTCAGATTGAGATTTAATCCAAGTTTTTAATGGCATTGTACCACCTAGTATTCTCAACCTATGTTGCTCTAGTATTTCTATAATTTTATCAAGCAATATGTCTCCGTATATGTAGGTTTCGCTGAGTATCTCTCTTGATACTGTGTCATCATGTGTTCCACCTACTGTTTCTTCCTCGTACAAATGGTTGGTTAAATAATCAAGTGGTATTCTGATTGTAAGTTCTTCATCTGATAGTTTCATCAGTTTAACTTTTGTCCTTACATCAAGGTGTCTATTACTCATATTAAAGCCATAGAGATAACCATAATCATAGCATTAAATACTATTATTTCTACTATCGCCATAGTTCTCCTCACTTCCAAGTGCCTGTTAGTATATCGGTTGTTTGGAAAAGGCACTCATTACTTTTCCAAGTTCCATCTGCTAAATATGTGACTTCGCCACAACCAACTATCAATTCTAAAATCACAACTGTCATTAGTATAGCTAATAAAAACATAGCTATTCCCAAGTACAGATTGGACATTAGTTTGCTAGGTGGGTTTCTATATTTAGAAACATTAGGTCTTATGACAAGCTCTTGTAACGAGCCTGAATCATCTATATATACGCATGGTTTCCCTTTGTAGTCACGAAATATCGTGCCTTTAAGTTTATCCATAGTGCTACTCCTTTACAGGTTGTCTTAAATGTATCATATACGATACAAATGTCAATCCTTACATTAAAGGTGGACATTTATTATCCCAATTAGCAAGTAACGATTCGCTATCTATTATCGCTTCACTATCAGGGTTGTATTTCGCCAACTCCTCGTTCAGCTTTTGTATCGTTGTTACAAAAGAGTACATAGTTATTGGCTCTTTGTCTTGTTCGTCTTGGTTTTGTGGTCCTGAGATGCTCATGTTTTACTCCTATTTATTGTTAAAAAACTGCGTATGTATTAGGACATTCGGAAAAATCCCTTAGTTCCACGCTTAATCTACTGTGGGTACTACCCACCAACATCTGCTCATTTCTGAACGCATTGGTTTCTTCCCCACAATCAATTAAGCAACCGAGCCTAATCACATACGCAGTTGGTAGCTGTTGCTGTCGCAACATTCAAGAGACTGCCGATATTCTCCACTACCCTTGTGTACTGTAATACCCCCCTATAAATACTCCACGACATTATCAAAGATATGAAAGCCATTACAAAGTCCTCATAAAGTCAATAGTCGTGTCATTCATTATAGTTCAGTATTTGTTTCTGATACCGACTTCCCAAATTGGAACAGAATTTACGCAGAAAGTTATGATTGCTCTCCTTGTCAACTCCTCTTATATGGTACTAGCGTTGTTCAAGGTTGTTACTATCCCAATACGGAGATAGAAATACCCATACCTAAATCATACTAATTGTTGGCGTGTCTAGAATTTGCGATAAATTTGATGTATTAGGCTCATTGTACTGCACTTACTCCTTTAAGACCAAATTTAAACGAGAAAGTTTTAGTGCAGTTGCTTTTACTGTTGTGTTACTTCATGGTTTTACGCAGTTTGTTGCGACCTCATGATAGCATCAATCTTACATGATTAAGACGAAGCGTTGTAACCCCTCGACTCTTTCATGCTCAATTAATTCTTATAATTTTAGTGTGTTCCAATCCAAACAATCTTTGTTCTGTTTGGGTAGTTCTTTTAAAGGTTTATCTATTTCCATTACATTTAGCCGATCACTATTAAGTTCGTCTAATGTCATGAAACAAACCTCATTTCTGATGTAAAAACCACACTCATAACAAGTGTGAATTGTTAAGTCTATTGGTTTCCAATCAGTATAAGTTTGCATTTCTTTTTTACAGTTAGGACAAGTTGTGCTGTAAGATGTTCCACTCATGTTTCCTCTTTCTGCTGTTGTAACGCTTTTTTATATCTCCTGTTTCTCTCTATTCTAGTTTTAAACCACTCGCATTGTACTATATCGCCTGTTTCATTTTCATTATCATCATCATTGTATGCACAATTAATATAATTAATACCATAGATAAAACCTTTGTTATCATCAAAGGGTTTATGATCGTACCAATATGCTTTTTCTATCGCCATTGTTTCCTCTTTCTGCTGTTGTGTTAAATTTCGTTTCGTCTTGTTAGTGCCGTCATCACTTCAAGACGAATAATAATATATAAAAAAAACCCCTAGCGATCTCTCGCTAGAGGCTATGTGTGTGATACTTACGCTTTAAACTTCGCTAAAAGGTTAGTCAACCTAGTAGCTTCAGCTTTCGTCAAACCTGAGGGTTTCGCAACAAACGTGTTAGGTACACTTGCAGGTACGACCTTCCCAAAGGTGTTCATATACGAAGTAGCTGTAACAATATTCGCTTCAATCTTCGCTAACTTCCCCTTTATGAACGCTTCCGAAAGTGGTTTCCCACTTTTGCTAACAGTTCGTTCTTGGGCGTTGGTTTTCCTACGAGTGAACTCCTTTACGATTGGTTCAATCGCCTTTTGGCTTGTGGCAGATTCGCACACAGCTAATAACTCCTGTGCAGTCATCTGGTTCGTTCTTTTTGCGTTTGCTTTTTGCATATCGCACTCCTTAGGCATTGGGGTTCCTGTGGACAAGTGGTCAATGCCTCAACCGACTGTCAACCGAGTACTCCCTCCTCCTCCCTTTAGGGAGGTACGACAAGACGACTAAATCGCTGATATGATTGCAAAAAGCGTGTGAGGGGTGATTATCTGACACGCCCGTACGCATTTTGAAAACACAGGAACGCACATATACGCACGATTTGTCCTTAAAGATGACATTTTTCGTAAGCAAAATCACGCATATACGCACGCTTTGTGTCAGAAAAATGCCTCGTCTCGCATATAGGGGGGCGTGTAGTGTACCCGCCGCCGAGTTTTTTATTGTCATTGTTGCACAGTAAAAAATTTTGCACCTATTTTTGAAACTATGGTAAGATAAATTATGCCCAGTGTTAGAAAAAATCCCAGTCCAACAAAATCAACAGGTAGTTTAGTTCCTGTAACACCACTAGAAATAGATAGAGTTCGTAGAAGTGTTTTAGATGTAGTAAGAAAGAACATACCTAAAGTACGTGATGTACTATCTGGTAGTACTAATTGGTCTAATCAACAGGTTCGTCTGTTTGCAGTGATGTTGAACAAAGTTATGCCAGATTTACACCACAGTTTTAACCAACATTCAGTTGAACACAAAACAGTAACAGAATTAACAATAGATGAGCTACAGCAAATAGCATCTAAGGCAGACGAAGTAGATAAAGAAATGATAGAAGTAGCTAAGGAAGAAATAAAAGATGGCAATAAGACACAGGAAGGGGCTAATAACTCGTCAGACGAAGAGGTATCTAGACGAGAAGGAGATAAAGCCAACGATGTACGTTAATCAACGAGGTAAAAAGAAAATGTGTGGAGCTGTTGACGGAGTAATTATATCTGATAAAGATAATAATCCTATTCCTTATAAGAGTTTAGGTTATCATATGACATCTGACGGGGAAGCGAGAGTGGAACCGTCAGTAGAAGAAGAATTAACATACGAAAATGAGGTTAGTATGTATCTAAAGGTACCTACATGACCATATCTCAAATAGAAGCCGCTAAACAATTACTTAAATTAAAGAAAGCACAGGGTAGTTTTATTGATTTTGTTAAGTTAATGAATCCTAAAATGACCTTTGCTCCATTCCAAATAAAATTAATGGAGGTATTAGATAAGTTACAGAAAGGAACTCTAGGTAAAACAAGAGTACTTATTACTATGCCACCTAGACACGCTAAAAGTTTTATCGCTTCAATACATTTTCCTATTTATTACCTAGCTAATAAAACAAATAGAAATGTATTATCTACAAGTTATAACCAAGACCTAGCTAAAACCTTTGGTAGACAAGTTCGTGACTTAGCTCGTGAACCATTTGTAGGTCAAGCATACCCAGAGTTTAAAATGTCAGAAGAAAGTAGAGCAGTAGATGATTGGAGAACCACTGATGGTGGAACTTATTTTGCTACAGGCATAGGAGGTAGTACAACAGGACGTGCTGCTACCTGTTTAATACTAGATGACCCTGTAAAAGCCAGAGAGGAAGCCGAATCAGCAACACAAAGAAATAAAACATGGTCTTATTATGTATCAGCACTAACAACTCGGAAACAACCAGAACCAGATGGAACCAAACCAATAGAAATAGTTATATTAACTAGATGGCACCCAGATGATGTGGCAGGTAGATTGATGGATACAGAAGATTGGAAGGAAGGAGAATGGGAACACGTTAATTTTCCTGCTATTCAAACAGTTAATGCTGGAGAGAAAAGGTCAGTAACAGAATTACCAGATGATGATCCACGATATATAGCAACGGGGAAACTACATACCGTATCTCCTGCTAAAAGACAGTATTCAATAGAAACAGAAGAGCCATTATGGGCAGAGAGATTTCCTTTAGAAGAATTATATAAAAGAAAAAGATTAGACAAGAGAGAATTTGCGTCTTTGTACCAACAAACTCCTTATATAGTAGGAGGCAATATGATTAAATCAGGTTGGTGGAAACAATACGATCGTAAACAAGTAGAATTTCAGACAGTATTAATAGCCGCAGATACAGCTTTCAAGAAAACAGAACAGGCTGACTATTCTGTCCTTATGGTATTGGGGATAGATCAGCATGGAGATATGTATATTGTTGATATTGTAAGAAATAAATGGGATTTCCCAGAGCTAAAAAAGACCTGCATAACCCTTAATGCTAAATGGAGAGGTAGAGGTCTAAGAGGTTTTTATATTGAGGATAAAGCTAGTGGTCAATCATTAGTACAAGAATTAAGAAACGCTTCAGGCGTATCCGT